AGTGTATCTTTCATATTTGTACATAGTCATAATATATCATATTTAGCAGGATTTGTCAATGGCGAAACAATTGTTTCGTTAGAATTTGTTAGTTTCGTTACCCCAACTATCCCAATTATCTCGTTTTGTACGAGCAAAGAGTTCAATATATGGACCTTCTAATAACTTTTCAATACGTTCATATATCTCATCTGGTTTTCTGGAGTGTTCTCTACGATTCGATACTACAAGTTGATCTACGTTACTTGACATTCTACGAGGTTTACCTTTGGTGGCAAGTAATGCCATCTCTGGATTTGCTCTAGTCCAATAACCTAAACCTTTAAAGTAATCGTTATTATTTTTGTTTTGTTTAACCCAAGTAAAAGCAACTGTCTTATAAGTGAAACCCCACGCCTCTATAACTTTAAATGCTTGTTGTAGAAACGGATCGGTCACCCACATTATAAGGGTGGAATTGTCTTCAGTAATAGATTTAACAGGTAAAGAAATGATGTCAGAAAGACTAGCGCAGCTATAATGTTTAGTGGCGTTTCGCCCTTCTCCCTTTTCTGAATATGATTTAAAATACCACGGAGGATCTGCATATATAACCTTATATTGTTTATTAATATTACTTATATCCATAACTCATCAAAAATATTTTTATAGCGATGATAAAAAGACATAACTGATATGTTTTAATATTTGTTCTCGCCGCTAAGTTTACACCTAAACTAAACGCCCAATGTATTGTAATTAATAATATTATAAACTGTAACATCATACAAAAAAGTCCTCCAAACTTGCTTTCTTTTCATAAGACCAACCAATTGAGTTAAGAATAAAACTTAGTGGATCTAAAAATGTTTTTTGAAATTGTATCTCATAATCAATATACTTTTCTAATTTAAATTCATTTGGTAACTTTGTAATATATGAAATGACATCAAACTTAAATGGATTTGCTTCTATGAGTTTAATAAACTTAATCTTGTCACCTTCTTGTATCAAAGGATATTTGTTAGTCAATTTAAATTGTTTTATTTGATGATTATAAATCAAAGCACCTTTAACGTGTATTGGTGTACCTTTAATAAACACATCATTACTGTGATGATATTTAGCCAAGTTATTACAAGACCTTGGAAAAGAAATCTGTTCAGCGCTCATCTTAAAAAACTCATCTTTAAAATTACTTACAAAACCTTGTAAAGTATCTTCATCTTTAGTCATAATAAGATTGATTGCATCTTTAATTTTACCTCTACAAACTTCTGGTGTTGATGACTTCACTGCTTCAATACCCATAATCTTTAATTTAGGTTCATCATAAACAATTCCTTCTTCATCTAGCACATTTAACATATATCTTTTTTTCGCAGTCCAGATACCTTTATCAGCAATCACTTCTCGTTTCATTACCATTTTATTTTCAAACGCATTTGTGTAGTCAGCAAGATTTTGAAAACACTTATCTAAAAAGGGTTGTATTCTTCCTTCAACAACTTTGTTTATAAACTTTAAAGTTTGTTCTTTTGTTTTATCTTTACAAACTTGTTCAACTAATTTATCTAAACAAAGATAAATGGAATCTGTATCTGACGCAACAATATAATCTACTTTGTCGTGTGTCTTTAATATACTATTCATATATTCATTTACATTTTGTTCAATAAAACGAATTACAAACTGACCCGAAGATGTAATCGCAGTTGCTTGTCTTACATCATAGTATCTAAAGTATTGATTACCAATCGCACCATAAGCAGAGTTTAATGCAATCTTTTTTGCCCATTGTATATTATGATATGTTGCAATCTTTTTTGTAAGTTCTTTATCTTTTGTTTTTTGATATTCTTGTTTACATTCAAATTCTAATTTACGATAAGTCACACGATCATTGTACATCTTTTGTAATAATCTTGGTAGAAAACCTGGACTATCTGTTTTAAACATCGCACCATTTGGCGTAATACAAGCGCCTTCTGTCTTTAAGTGTGTTAGCGGTGTCGCCTGTTTTAACAACTTATCAACTGACACTCCACTTGATTTTACGCCAATGATTTTTTCGGGTGAGATATTATACTGCATAATTAAATGTGGATATAGAGAGTTAATATCAAACGATACTATCCAATTATGCATTCCTGTTAACGGGTCTTTTACATAAGCGCCGTCATACTTATCTTCTTTTACATTGTCTTCCTTTGGTGGAATCACAATGTTTTCTTTTCTTAAAAAATTATAAATTAACATATCCCACATTCTAACTTGTGAGAACACGTCATTATAATTTACTTTGGCTTCATAAGCCATTGTTAAGACTAGTTCAATAAGTTTTAGTTTATCTTCTAGTCCATCAACAATCTCAACGTCTTTGATGTTATAATCAATAAAAGATTGAAAGTCTTTTGTATACCAATCTCTAAAAGTATCATATGGATTTTCATCTTTTTGTGTTCCTAATTCTACTTTACCAATATAATCTAATTTATAACTTTCTTGTCTTTGTGGTATAAACTTTTGATACAAGTCCAGGTAGTCTAACATTACAATACCAAATATATTATAGTGTGTTTGAGGTCTTCCTCTAACTACAATTGATTCTCGTTCTACTAGATTCCAAGGTGAAAATCTTTTTAATACTTTTTCATCTACTATTGTTCTAATACGATTAAACAAATAAGGTATATCAAAAAACTTTGTATTCCAACCTGTAATAATATCAGGATAATTCTTAATCCAAAACTTCATAAACTCCATTATAAGTTTCTTTTCAGAATTACATCTTACATAAGTTACATCTGTTCGATCTGATTTAAAGTCACCTGTACCCCAGGTTATGATTTGTTTATTAGATTGATTTTTAACTGTGATTGCAAGTAGTTCTTCTGTTGGATTTTCTACATCAGGAAAACCATTCTCAGCACTACATTCTATATCAACAGTAAATATCTTAATATGATCTTTTGAAAACTGTACATCATCTGGAAACTCATCTGAAATATACTGATATTGATAACGGTCCATACCATAGATTGGTGCGTTATCTGTATTATAATTCTTTTTAAAATCTCTAGCTTTAGATATACTATTAAAAGTAATTGGTTTTAAGTGTTGACCTGATAATGTTTTGAAATCTGTTTCTTCCTGTGTAATTGCATATAGAGTAGGTTTGAAATCAATTCTTTCTCGGTATTCTTTACCGTCAAGTATACCTCTTACTAAAAGTTTACCTCTATGTTCAATTACGTTTTTATAAAAGTTCATCACTCAATAGGTGAGCAATTAAACCATCGTGTTCTTTTGTTAATGTTATTTGACAGGATAATCTACTCACGCCTTCTTTAAATTTATTTTCATACTCTAATAACTCAAACTCTGGTGTTTGATAATCTACTTTACCTAACTTGTCTTTCCATTTATCATCTAAATGAATATGACAAGTACAACACGCACAACAACCCCCACAGGTTGCTGGTATTTCTTCAATTGGTATATTTGAGTGAAACTTTGCCGCTTCCATTAGAGTTGTACCTTCTGGTACTTCAACTCTAATCTTAGAGCCGTTTCTTACAAAATAAACTGTTATCACTTATCTAATTTAGGTAATTTAGTTTCTGTAATTAATCCTGAATTAGACGCTGTTAAAATACTACTTGTGTTTTGTTGATACGAATTAAGTATCTCTGATTTTGGATCAACAATTGTAACAACCTTATCAGAATTAATTTCTATGGTATCACTTTCAGCATAAGGTATATATGGTGTCAACATAAGTTGAACTGGTTTACCTGGCGCTGATTGTGTAGGTAGTATTACAAATGCTTGTTTGATTTTTGTTGTTTCAGGTGTTTTGTCTAAGACTTTTCCTATAATGTCTTCACCTGTTATCATTCTTATAATTTTCACTTGTTGCATAACATCTCCTTATGATTTAATATAACACAACTTGACTTATTTGTCAATGTTATTTTTCTTTTCAACTGGTCTTAATCTTTTACTTAATACAAACGTTCTATTAGGGTTGACACTTACATTCATTTGCCTCATTAATTCTCTATTAATTAATATGTCAGAACCTGATCTTGGTCTTGCGTCTAAACCAATCTCAACATCTTTATAAGTAAATCCATTAAATGTAATATCCATTAAAACTGTTGGTCTTGTTTCTGAGGGCTCTTCACCATCAGCATTTGCTCTAAAAACTTTACTTGTTCCGTGTCTTGGTTTACTAAAAGTTTTACCATCATATTTCCATTTAATAATTTTATTTTCTTCTAATATTTCATCTGCGTGTAATGCACAAGCTTGAGCACCATTACCTGTATCAAACTTTGCTCTTACTTTACCCACTTCATCTAGCTCTACAGTTTCTAACCAACCACATTCACTATTTGCTTGTCTATCCCAATGACTTCTTTTTGAAACCCAATCAATGACATTATACATCATCTTCTCACCATCTATTCTACCTGTAGGTTCTGGTTCTGAATAATAATCTTTATACTGATAACCTTCGTAATCAGCACCTGAACCCGGACTACCATTAATTTCTAACACATAAGGTTTACCATTATAAACAATATGATCTACTCCAACCATATATGCTTTTGAAACTCGACTTGCTTTTAATACTAATTCTTTTTCTTCATCACTCAACTTATAAGGTTTTGCCTCTGCACCTCTATGAGTGTTTGATCTAAAATCTTCTTTAGTGTGTATTCTTTTTGTTGAAGCAAAGATTTTATTATCTACTACAAACGTTCTTACATCAAATGCTGTTGGCATATATTCTTGTATTAATAATTCAGCATCGTGTTTCCATAATGATTGAATTGTTGACACAAGACCTTCATAACTTTCAATTTTAATAACACCAATACCTTGTGTACCTGTTAATGTTTTAAGTATGATAGGAAACTTATTACCAACGAGATTAACTGCGTCATCTATATTTTTTTCATTTGATACAAACGCAGTACGTGGTGTAGGTATACCAAACTTCTCAAATAGTAATGCCGTTGTTAATTTATTATCACAAGTCAACATCGCTGATCTTGTGTTTAACATAAACGCTGATGAATTTTGAAATGCAGATAATAAAGATAACCCAGCTTCGTCTTCAATAGAACCTGCTCGTGTTATACAAACTGTATCTTTACCTATAAAAGTATATTCACTATCTTTACCGTCATAGTTGTAAACGGTTAGTGTATTTTTTTCTTCATCTTTACCAGTAATGATAGCGTGTTTTGTATTAATAATAATACATTCAAAACCTTTTTTCTCACAAGCTTTTTGTATTAACGCAATTGTTTTTTCTTTTTTTGCGGGTTCGCCTGGTTTTTGTTTTTTAACATTTGGTTGTGATTTAGTAATAATCGCAACTGTAATCGGTTTATCTTTACGACTTAAATCTTGTTCTGTTAAATATTCTCTGAACTTTGGAACTTGCATCTATTTCTCATCTGTAACTTCTTCTTTACTTTCAATTTTTTTACCTATATTATATTTCGCTGATAGATTCCATTCCTTTTTTTCTTTAAAAGGTAATACTTTAATTTGACTTAATGGTGCTTTGTCTTCTGATTTAGCTTTATCTACAATATCAATTAGATTCCAATCTTCTAATAAAATAGCAATTGTGTTTCTTCTTTGAATATCGTTTTGAACTAATGTTGCCTTCTTACCATCTAATGCAAATAATTCTTTGAAATGTGTTATGAAATATTTACCTTGTTTATGTAAGATATGACAAGATTGATAAAGGGTTTTGTCTTTACGACTAGCGACACCGATACGTGTCAAGGTTTCTCTAATTTTTAAGAAGTCGTCTGGTTGTTTGATTGTGACCTCAAGCATACTTTCAGGCGACCAATTTATAGTTTCTTCACTCATCTTTTTCTCCCGCCCTTAGATAAGGACATTTTAATTTCGTCAATTTGTTCTTCTGTTAGTATGTCGAGAGCTTGTTTTGCCTTCTCATTACTGTAACCATAATACTCTTTTACATACTCTAAATTCTTCAATTTGGACTGTGATAACCACTTGCCGCCAAATCGCTTCTTTTTTCTTATACTATTTATCAAAAAATGAAACTGTACTTTCTTGTCTAAAAAGTGATACCCATTCATCTCATTGACTTGAGCAATACAATCATAATGCATAGATAAACACTTGTTTATAATAAAAGGAGGGTACTTCTTTTCCCAAGTAAAATCTTCTGTATCTAATAAATTTTCTTTTGTGAAATTAATTGCATTTAAGTAATCTTTTAGTTCATAAGCCATAATATATCTCTGGTGCCCCTTGATAGAATCGAACTACCAAATCCTCATTACAAGTGAGGTGTTATACCATTTAACTAAAGGGGCTTTTATCATTTAAATTTACAACCTGCCATTATCTCTGTTAAACAAGCAACCATATTGATTTCTTGGTCAGCGACAAACGCAGATTTATATTGATACCCAGCGATTAAACTATAAAGTATACCACTATCAATCTTTCCTCTTACTGAATATCTTTGTAATTCATTAATGGTTCTTCTAAAATCTGGATAGTGTTTTTGAATTAACTCTGCTAGTACCTTTTTATCGTATTCTATATTTTCTTGTTTTAAAATATCACAAAGTCTATCTAAAAACTTTGTAGCAGTCTTTACTCGTTGTCCATTGGTAATCTTAAAGTCTATGACAGTACAACGACTATGTAAAGGTTCTATAATCTTGTTTTTAAAGTTACAAGTAAATATAAATCTACAATTTTTATAGAAAGATTCAATAAAGTTTCTTAACGCAGGTTGTACTGATTCTGCGTTCATATAATCTGCTTCGTCTATGATAACAACTTTATGATTTGCGTCTTCGGTAAGAGATACTGTACTCGCAAAGTTTTTGATTTTACTTCTTACTGTATCAATTTGACGACCTTCATCTGACCCATTGATAACAATATAATCACAACCTAATTCTTCACATAATGCTTTGGCAACTGTTGTCTTACCAGTACCAGCACTACCTGATAATAATAGATTTGGAATTTCGCCTTGTTTTATAAATTGAGTAAATGTATTTTTTAATTCTTCTGTAAGAATACACTCACTAATACGTTTTGGGCGATATTGCTCCACCCACAAGAAATCTGACATACTATAAACCTCACTTTATTCATTATTTAGTTTCGATTGTAAACTCATTCACAATTTCTGAATCAACATCATAACCACCTTTATTCATAGTCCAACAATCTTCTTCACGGTCATAATCGTGTTGGTCAACAAATTCCTGGACTTTATCAGCTAGTTCTTTATCTTCATCACTAGCATTTTGATAATTGTTCCAATCAAAGTATAAACCTTTTTCAAAAGTAGGTAGATCACCAAATTCACTTATTATATCTTCAACAGCGATTTGTCTATTCAGATAATGAGTGGTTTGATGATACTCTCTAGTTTCTACTTTAATATAACCATCTAATGGATATGCTGTACCATCTTCTAATCTAACGACACCAGCGTTTTTATCACTTTCCTCTGGTGTCATTTTATCTATTTCAGATACAACTTGACCCTTGTTATCTCTTTCGGGTTCCATAAAGTCTTTTGCTGTTGTGAACTTTAGATCCTTATCGGTCATATTAAAACTCCGAATCTGGCTCTAATGCAATCCAATATTGTACTGGTTTATTTCTATTTACAAAGTGAGATATCTTTGCCTTTGAGATTGCTACATCATAATCATCAACAATCTGTTTAAAGTTTTCAGTCTTAAAGAAAGCTGTAAACTTTTTATCAGTTTCACCAACATCAACAGAATACTCGTTAGATGATTTATTCTTTTTGTCAGTACCTACTAATTTAATTTTCTTACCATCACCTTTTACAGCAACATCAGGTAAATTAAGTGTTGTTACACCTTTCATTAATTTAGTAAACGCATCTTTCTTTAAAGTAAATGTTACGTGTTTATCTGGCATATTGATACCTTTAGTTGGCGCAACAATTACTGATTTATCAGCAAAGAAATATTTAATTGATTGATTTGTATTTGATTCAGCGATGTTTACATAAGCACCACCATTGAACTTAAGGTCTGGCTTATCAAATAACTCAACTGATCTTAAAAATTCAGGTAAATCATAAATCGCAAATTCACTTTCAAACTTTTCTGATACTTCGGCTTCAGCCAAAATATTTTTCATAGTAGAAATAGTTTGTATTTTGTTTCCAGGTTTAACCAAAATGTTTTGATTAATATCTGAAAAGTTTTTTAATACTGATATAGTATCACTGGTTACGTTCATTTCACGTTCTCCTCATCATAGTTTAATAATAATATAACATAGTGTACAGCCTTTAATAAGTCTGCTCTGTTATGTCCATTTTTTTTACCATACCTACACAAATATTTTATTGCGTTGGCTTGACAAAAATCTCTTCCAATACCTAATGTTTTAAATAAGTCTTGTACCTGAAAACCATCTTTACCAGCTGAATAATGCTGACCATAAGTTGATTGTATATACTCGTAGATTTCTTTTACGATTTTATCTTCATTGTATTTCATAATATACTTTCATAATATCATAAGAGGCCGAAAAAGTCAACGCTCATTCGGCCTCTCTATTTAAATTAATTACTTAATGTCAATTGTTCTAGCTTTTTTAGATTCTGGAACAATCTTTTCTAAAGATACCTTCAATAAACCATCTTTTAATTCGGCACCTTTGATCTCAACATCATCAGCAATTGTGAACGATTTAGAGAAGTATCTTTTTGCG